AAAATGGAAAATAGAATTAGAAAATCAGAACTTGCACTACATGAGCACATTTTATGTAAGTAGGTCAATTTACATAAAATCCATAAACTCTCTACATTATGTAGGTAAATTAGTGAATTACACATTATTTGTTGTATTCTCTGATTGAGGTATCAATTTCAATATTTGTTGTTGTTGTTCAAACATTTGTTTTTGCATATCTTGGTTTTGTTTTTGCATATCTTGGTTTTGTGTCATCAATGCAATTATTAACTCTTTCATATCAGACATATCCTCTTTTTTCTCTACAATAGATGTAGCAGTTTGGTCATTGCTAATTGCGAACACTGTATTTTCAGTTGTGTAAGTGCATGTTTTTTTGTGCTTCCATAGACCAACACGAGATTTATAGTTTTTATGACAATTCTTACATGTATATGGGCATTTATCTACATCTAACAATTTAGATGCTGTTAACTTTGTATGTTTAATTGATAGTTTATGCTTGTCGTAACTACTTTTCTTATTGGTATTGTAATTACAGACCTCACAATTATATTTATAATTAGCATCATGTGGGCAACTTTTTAAGCAACCTTCTGTTATCGTTATCGGACCTGAATTATTTGTTAATTTAATATGTTTATTGGATTTATTATGAATTTCTTGTAGTTTGTGTGAACTAAAATATACCTTACATGTATTACAATACAATATTTCCTTTTCTTTTTTCGGTTGTAAAATAGGTTTTTGTTTAGGTGGTGGTAGGGGAGCAATACTATTTAAGGTGGCATTGTAGTCTTCAAAATATTTTTGTTCTATTTTCCTGGCTGACAAATGATCATCACAGTTATGGAAAGCGATAATTTCCATATTCCAATTATCCCAACCCTTATTGGCTCGTATAAAGTTATATAACTTGCAATTATAATTAGAAGACCTTGTATTTTTACAGCCTTGTTTGTGTGCGTGTTTACGTTGAACAAAATTAGTAGTGTGACCAATATACATGTCATTAATTGATGGGTCAATGCAGTAAATTTTATAGAAAAGTGTATTGGAATAGTCGATATCTACTTTAGGCATCTTATATATATGACATATAAATTAAAAAAGTAGTTAATACGAGTATAAGATATTCCTAAATATTCAAATGTGTAATTAGAAAATCAGAACTTGCACTACATGAGCACGTTTTATGTAAGTAGACCATTTTACAGAATATACATAACCTGACTACATGATGTAGGAGAATCTCTCTACGTTAAAGTTACAAGAGTGAATACTATATTGAGAAACTATACAGAATAAATGATATTAGTAAATCGGGTATAAACATATAATTTTGTATTAGTAGAGAGATTAACATGGCAATGTTAAAAGAATATTTCAAATTAAGTAATCAATATAGGGCAGAGTATGGTGTAAAAACTTTATTATTGTTCCAAGTAGGTGCATTTTTTGAAGTATATACAAAAGTAGACAAAAAGACAAGAGAGATAAGAGAAGAACAAGTAATCGATTTTAAACAATTTGCAGGTCTAGAAAGTGCAAATAAAAATGATGAGACGCTTATGCTAGGATTCCGTGATTATATGCTTGATAAATATATAAAAAAGGTTCAAGAGGCAGGCTACACAGGTGTAGTATATGTTCAAGACACAGGAGGTTCGAATCCAACAAGAAGCAAATTAGGTGTTTTCTCTCCCGGAACCCTTTTTTCAGTAGATAGCGGAGAGATAACAAACAATACGTCATGTATATGGATACACCAAACAAGGAAAACCGTTTTAAATAAGGAAGGAAATATAATAATAGGAATGTCAAACATCGATATTTATACCGGTAAAACGACATTATTTGAATTATGTGTTGAAAACATGCATAATCCAACGACATACGACGAGTTAGAACGTTATATTTCTACCTATAATCCATCAGAAATTATATTAATCAGTAATGTAGGGGAAGAAAAAATAAGAGACATTATGAACTATGCAAATATCAATAGTAAAGCAATCCATATAGTAAATAGTGAAGACGAAGATAATAAAATTATAAAAAATATAGAGAAACAATCATATCAAACAACCTTGTTGAAAGAATACTATAATAATAACATAGCCGAGACGATTTTATATTCAACAAATAGTTATGTATTTGGATTACAGAGTTTTATATATTTATTAGATTTTATGTATAAACACAATCCCAGTTTAATTTCGAAGATAAAAGAGCCAATATTAGAAAACAATAGTGAGCGTCTAGTATTAGCAAATCATTCGTTGAAGCAATTAAATATAATCGATGATCACAATTACAAAGGTAAATACTCATCTGTGAGTAAATTTTTGAATAACTGTATAACATCCATGGGTATCAGGAAATTCCAATATAATATATTGAATCCAATATTTAACAAAGAGATTTTAAATCGTGAATATGATATCACCGAATATTTATTAACTAGAGAGAACACAAATATATGGCGAAATAATTTGAAAAACATTAAGGATATAGAAAAATTACACAGGCAAATTTTTCTAAAAAAAATCACACCCCAGTCGTTATTTCAGTTCTATGAGAATCTGTTTATTTTGAAAAAACTATATATTGATGATAATAGTGATGATACATTATCCGTGTATTTGCATCATTTTATTGATAAAACAATAAATATAGATACCGCGTGTGAAACTTTTATAGAATTACTTGAAAAAAACTTCATCATGGAGGAGTGTAAGAATATATCTACATTTGATTATGACGTGAACTTTGTAAAAACGGGAATTTCTCAAGAGTTGGATAATTGTGTAAAAATGCATATAGAAAGTAAATCAAAATTAGAATCCATGCGCAAATATCTGGATACATTAATAGCAAAAGGAGAAAAGAATACAAAAAACGACTTTGTAAAAATTCACGAAACCGATAAGATGGGATTTACCCTAGTTTGTACATCTAGGCGAGGTAAATTATTAACATCACAAATAACGAAAGAAATGGGGAAATCGTCAGATGCCAGTGAAAGTTCCATAAACTTATTATATGATACAATTGAGAATACAAGTGAAACCTTTGCATTTGATAGGAAAATAAGTGTAAACACGACAACAGGGCAAAATATGTCAATTACAAATCCCTTGATAAGCGAAACATGTGCGAATATTGTAAAATACCGAACAAAAATGCGTGACGAGATAACCCAAATTTATAATAAGTTTATTAATTCATTGCAAGAATATGGAAAAGAATTTGAAAATATTGTAAATTATGTTTCTACTGTGGATATATTGCAAAATAAATGCTATATTGCGAAAAAATATAAATATTGTAAGCCGTCAATTTGTGAAGATGGAGTAAATAAGGATAAATCATATGTAAATGCAAAAGGTATTCGTCATTGTTTAATAGAACATTTAAACACAAATGAAATTTATGTAACGAATGACTTGGAATTAGGTAGAGGTGGAGGTAAAACCGAGAATGAGAATGAGTACCATGATAGTAGTAATATAGACGGCGTACTATTATATGGTACAAATGCGGTTGGTAAAACAAGTATTATACGAGCATTGGGTATCAGCGTTATTATGGCTCAAGCCGGGTTATATGTTCCATGCAAATCATTTGTTTATAACCCTTACAAATCTCTTTTTACACGAATACTTGGAAATGATAATATATTCAAAGGTTTATCAACATTCGCTGTTGAGATGTCAGAACTACGTATCATTTTGAAAATGGCCGATAAGAATAGTTTAATATTGGGCGACGAATTATGCTCCGGTACCGAGCAATCATCCGCGATAAGTATATTTGTATCAGGAATTCAAAAGATGCATGAAGAAACAAGTAGTTTTATATTTGCCACACATTTACACGAAATAGTAGATTACGAGGAAATAAAAAACATGGAACGATTAGCATTAAAACACATGACTGTAGTGTATAACAAGGAGTTAGATACTTTAATATATGATCGAAAATTAAAAGATGGACCGGGTGAAAGTATGTATGGATTAGAAGTATGTAAATCGTTACATTTGCCCAATGAATTTTTAGAAAATGCATACTCCTTACGTCGCAAATATGAAGGTAAATACGACGGAATATTAAATAAGAATACGTCTCATTTTAACGCAAAAAAGATAGTGTATATGTGTGAGGTATGTAATATCAATATAGGCACAGAAGTGCACCATTTATTGCATCAAGAAAGCGCTGACGAAAATAATATGATAGATCATATTCATAAAAATCATGCGGCGAATTTATATACAGTGTGTGAAACATGCCACGATAATATGCATAAAAATAATATTCAACATATAAAGGTAAAAACGACCGAAGGATACATATTGCAAGAGGTCAATAGGAAATAATTTTCTTGATATTGCAAGTAATAATATTTTATGAAAAATTAAAATATTATTTATTATTTTTTGTTATTTTTGGTAACACGATAACCTTATTCAATGTATTTACCTATGATAATATTGATTTGGAAAATGGTACACTTCTTCTTCAGTCCATCCAGCATTGAACAAATTTTGCTTACTATACCCAGCAAAATAATATTGTCCAGTGCCATATTCAGAAATTCCTAGTCGAGGTGTTATTGCAAGTATCTCTGAATCGCGTGGAGGCGAAAAATTATTGCGTAGGAATTGTAAGGTTTTCACTCCGTGGATTGCTTTATAAAAATCAAAGAGTGTATTTATAGAAACTTGATTTGATATCACGTTGTTATCACTATACTTAGTATTGGCTACTTGTGATAGTGAATAATTAGCATCATACAATGTCGTACTATCACGTTCTAGTATTTTGTATATATTGGTTACA